AGATTTTGCCACACCTTCTTGTTTTCGTTTATCAAAAACTTCATCTCTATCATCCATATTTTTCTTATATTGTTTCATAAGGGTATTTAATTGAGTTTCCGAATATTCCTGATCTTGAAGATCATTTGGATTTGGAGACCACGGACACCAACAACCAACTTGACCAATATAAATATCAAATTTATTATCAACTTTCTTTAAAAATTCACATCGTTGTTTAGCTTCTTCTACTGTATCAAATACACCTCTAACTTTAATACCTCTTACGGAAGTTGTAAAATTATTTTCTCTATGGAATTCTTTTTCAATTTCATCCGAATGAACTGATTTAAAAAATTTATATTGTTCATCTAGTTCTTTAATATCAAAAATATAATTATGATTATTTTTAATAGTATCAATTAGATCTTTAGAATCTGGATATTTAAGTAATAAATTATCAAGTAATGTTTTCATATCTCTAGAAAAATTTAGTAGAAAACGAGAATAATAATAATTTTCTTTATTTACTAAAATATCTTCGGGACTTAAAAAAGATAAACAACAATAATTTTGATTTCTAATAGGTTTATCTTCATCTAAAAAATCAACTTCTTTTGTTGATACTAAGGTTTCTTCAGTAGTCATTATTTACCTATTTTAATATTATAATAAAAATCTTATATATTTTTATTTTCTCCTTAATAAATATAAATAAGTATTGAGAATAATGGGTGGTGATGCTAGTTATACTTTTGATATGTGGGAAGCTATTATACGTTTACTTAAGTATGCTATAGAAGCTATTTTTGTAGCATTAGCAGCTTATGCTTTACCTCAACAGAAATTAAAGATAAGTGAAATATGGATGATTGCTTTAACAGCTGCTTGTGTATTTTCTATATTCGATATATTATCACCTTCAATATCAGCTGGAGCTCGTCAAGGTGTTGGATTAGGAGCTGGATTTAGATTAGTAGGTTTCCCTGCTTAAATTATAGAGAAGGAATAACTTTATAATTTAATTCTTCACATATTTTTTTCCATATTTGGTCTTGAGCGTATAATTTTTCTCTGCTTTTTAGTAATGGAAAAAATTTTAAATATTCGTTTAAACCTAATATTTGAAAAAATTTATATAAAACATAACTATATGATAAGAAATTTTTTCTATCTTTAGGACAATGTTTTAAAAAAGGAGCTTGAATATCTCTAAACATACTACATAATTTTTCTTCTAATTCCGCAGAAAATTGAGGAGTCGGAATACCATTAATTCTATTAATAATATAATTAATATGTTCATAATATTTATTAATTCGTAATCTTTTTAATATTTCCCTCATTTTATTATAAGTTATGTTTTTAGTATCATGTATTTTTTCTTTTTTTATTTCATTTAATATTTTTTCAAAAACTTCATTTGGTATATCAGTACTTTCTTTTCCTTGTACTTGATTACACCATTCTCTAAAATGATTTATTCTTTTATAACTAAAATGATAAGTATCTTTAGTATTTTGTTTTAAAATAGGTCTATTTTGTTCAACTAATAAAGGTTCTTGATAACCACAATTATTACATATCATAATGGCATCTTGTTGTAAAGATATAAGATTATTAAAACATTTTTTACATATTTCTCTAGAATCATAGTTAATTTTTTTAATATGATTATTATTAGTAATAGCTAAATATTCGTCAACTAAAGAACTTTTTTCAATAATTTTTTCGGTGTCATTTTCATTTTCTTCTTCATTAATTTTATTTACATTTAAATTAAATGAATCAATAATAGATTTATTTTTAAATTTAATATTATTTATGGTAGAATTATTATGATATGACTCTTTATCTATCATATCATAATAATTAAATAGAATAGAACTAGTATTTTCATAATATTCTATTTCATTTGTATTATTAATTAATTTTATTTGGTCTTTTAATTTTATTATATCTTCTTTAATTCTAATATTACTATTCCATAATTCATTATAATATTTATCATCAATTATTCCGCTATTATTATATTTAATAATATCATAATTTATATTACTATTTATTTCTTCCAATTCTTTAATTTTTGCTTTTGATATCTGTTCTTCTAATATTTTTGCTGAATAATTATTTATAATTTTATTATGCATAGCATCTAGAGTAGTTATATCCTTATTAGAACAAACCCTTTTCTTATTAGTTTTATCTTTAAACATTCAAATAATGTTATATCTATTTTAAATGTTTATAAATATGCTTATATAATTAAAAATTAATTGTTCTTTTTTTTTCTCCTATTATAGTATAAAGAATATAGCATAAATGGGTGGTGGTCTTCTTCAACTTGTTGCTTATGGCGCTCAAGATGTTTATTTAACAGGTAATCCTCAAATTACTTTTTTTAAAGTTGTATATCGTCGTCATACTAATTTTGCTATGGAAGCAATTCAGCAAACATTTTCAGGTATAGCTGATTTTAATAGTACTATAACATGTCAAATATCACGTAATGGTGATTTAATTCATAGAACTTATTTACAAGTAGATGTTCCTGCTTTAACTGATGCTAATGATAAATATGTTAATTATCTTGGTCTTCGATTATTAAAATCTGTTTCTATTGAAATTGGTGGTCAACAAATAGATAAACATTATTCTGATTGGTTATATATATGGAATGAACTTTCTTTACCACGTGGCAAACGTTCTTCATGGGAATTTATGGTTGGTGCTGATCAAGATGTAACTAAATCAGGAGGAACATTATATATTCCATTTGAATTCTGGTTTTGTCGCAATATTGGATTATCTTTACCTTTAATTGCTCTACAATATCATGAAGTTAAGGTTAAAGTTGAATTTGAAACTGCTAATAATTGTTCATATAAATTAAATACTAATGATACTCAAGCTCCTACAAATACTCCTAAATTATCAGCTGTATCATTATGGGTTGATTATATTTTCTTAGATACAGATGAACGTCGTAAATTTGCTCAACTCTCTCATGAATATTTAATTGAACAATTACAAACATTTACTGAAGGTTTATCTGGTGGACAAACACAAAATTATCGTATTAATTTTAATCATCCTTGTAAAGAATTAGTATGGGTTGCTAAATTAAGTTCATCTGCGAATGTTAATCAATGGTATAATTATACTATAAAATCTGATAAATCATTTCCAAATGGTGCTGCTATAATAGGTGCTGCTAGTGCTCAAAGTATTGATAGTAATATTCATGCTTTTACTAATGCCGTTACTTTAACAGATACAATAGTACGTTCTAAAATTTTATATAATGTTGAACCTGGTTTTAATAAAGATGCTGTAAATCCATTTACTAATTGTTTATTACGATTAAATGGAAATGATCGTTTTGCTACACGTGAAGGAACTTATTTTAATTATGTTCAGCCATATCAACATCACACTAATATACCAGCTAATTGTGGTATTAATGTTTATTCATTCGCATTAAAACCAGAAGAACATCAACCATCTGGAACTTTAAATATGTCTAGAATTGACAGCGCAATATTACAAGTAACAAATAAATATGATAGTACTAAATCTGGTTCAATACTTATTTATGCGACTAATTATAATGTTCTTCGTATCCTTTCAGGTATGGGAGGATTAGCTTACTCTAATTAATTTTTAATTGTTCTTTTTTTTTCTCCTATTATAGTATAAAGAATATAGCATAAATGGGTGGTGGTCTTCTTCAACTTGTTGCTTATGGCGCTCAAGATGTTTATTTAACAGGTAATCCTCAAATTACTTTTTTTAAAGTAGCTTATCGTCGTCATACTAATTTTGCTATAGAAGCAATAGAACAAACTTTTAATGGTAGTGCTAATTTTGGTAATCGTGTTACATGTCAAATAACTCGTAATGGTGATTTAATAAATCGTGTTTATTTACGAGCTAGATTTACTAATAATTCTACTAATGCTTCTACTAATATTGAAAATAACGGTTTTGCTTTAGTTCCTTATTTTGGTCTTAAATTATTAAAAACAATTGAACTCGAAATAGGTGGTCAACGTATTGATAAGCATTATGCCGAATGGTTATATATTTGGAATGAATTATCATTACCTGCTGGAAAACGTGATGGTTATTATTTAATGGTTGGTGGTGATAAATATAATCATTCTATTTATCTTGGT